TGCATGGTTTTCAATCAGGTCACACGTTGTCCCATCATAGTAAAGCGGGTCTTGATTCTCCTGAAACAAAAAGAAGTAGTCATTAAAACTAACACCCTTCCAGTTGTTTAAACCAATAGTGTATGATGCAGGAGTAATATCAGTGAGTGTTGTAGTACCTGTAAATATTTTAGCATTACCAACACTAATAACTTCAGTGTTACCATCGTTGTCTAAATACTCAAACAACCCTTCTATAGTGCCAGACCCTAGTGGACTTGCATCAGTTGTTAAAAGATCATAACCTTTACGAGCACCAATACGTCCTAACTGGTCAATAACAGCGTTCTCTGCAACTAGAGCAAAACCCTGATTAAGCATTGTAGGACTATCTTGGGTATTAATCCCATAGAATCCCGGTGCGGCAATTGTAATATTGTTAAGTGGCTGTGCCATTATGCGTAGTACCAGATTGTATCTTCAGGAGACTTCTGAGCATCCAGAGCAATAGCATCTGACAATGCTTCTTTAGCCATAATAAATTGTTCAGCCGCTGTTTGACCACCAGTCTCACCACGCTCACGTAAAGCATAACCAAATGCCCACTGAATAACTGGATCGGACGGTATTGTTAAATTATCATTTTCATCAGTAAATCGTTCTGTACGTTGGACACATTCAAAACGTAACTCATACGCACCCCTAGGAATAGGATAGATATCTACAAGTGTATCTCCATTGGTATCAATACCATTGAAGTTGTAGTAGGCAGGTTCACCCTGTGGAGCATTACCAGTTAGGTATGCGTTAGACATCCACTGAGCAGTTTGTTGTTGTAGGAATCTATTATTTGTATCGTCAATAACCCGGAAGACTTTGATGCGTTGCCCAGAGTCTGTAAGCGCATAACTAAATATACCAACTTCAGTTGTTGCAGTAAGTGTTTTACGTAAAGCACTCCAGTCCCATGCATCTTCACAGTATCGTTTAGCATCATTAACAAACTCACCCATTAAAGCTGAGTAAGTACTTTGATCTATACGAGTTACTGTAGGTTCTCTAAGTTTACGCAGTACGGTGTTTACAAGTTCTAAGTATGTCATAAGTATATCTTACCACAAATAAAAATGAATGTCAAGCAAAAGTTGTTTCTAGTACTTGACGGGAGAATGGAGTTCCTTCTTCTGGTTTAGTAAATTCACTATCCAAACTTTCTACAACATCTTCACCAGACACTAATTCACCCGGTACTTTTTCTTTAGCCAATGCTAAACCAAGACTACCTAGCTCTAAACTTAAATCAAGGTCTTTTAAATCTACACCTAAATCCTTAAGTTCACCTAAACTATAGTCACCTAAATCACCACGTTTTAGTCCGCTAAAGTCCATATCAGCAATATCAAATCCTAAATCGCCAATATTACCTAAGTCGTATCCACGCAATTGTAGGTCAGGAAACTCTAATCCTGAAATATCTACACCAAAGTCTTTGATTTCTGGAAGACTAAATCCTCTTAGTTCTAATCCTTCCAAGCCTAACTGCGAAACATCAAAGCCTAAGTCTGCAATCTGTGGTATATCAAATCCTAGTCCTTCCAGTTGTGGAATAGAAATATCAACACCTAAGCCTTGAATGTCTGGTATTGAAAAACCACCAGTAAATAATCTTTCAAGACCTAATCCAGATACATCAAGACCTAAGTCTGCAATTTCTGGAAGACTAAATCCTAGTCCTTCAATCTCAGGAATTGAAATACCTAAGTCAGGGATACCAACTGTAAAGTCTTCAATACCTGCTAAGTTTGCAATATCATTAAAGTCTGGTAACTGACCACCACGATCATAGTATTCTTGTGCACCTTTAAGCAGGGCTTCATCCGTTTCTTTACTTTGATCTAAAGCAACAGCAGTTGTTAGTCCGGCATAGCCTAGTGCATTGATGTTTGGATTATCTGATCCTAAAAGACCTACAATCTCATCACCATAACGATTAGCAATTGCTTCTGATGGATCTTTACCTTCAACCAAGACATCATAGCCTACACGGGCTACATCCATATTGTCTTTGATTAAATTGTAGGCATCTGTTCCAATTGCTTCTTGAAGTCCTAACTCACCTGCGGCCTTAATACCTGATGAGTCGAGGAAGTCTTCACCGTATGCAGAGACTAAAACCTTAATTGGGTCACTGTCTTCTGCAAGTTGTACACTAGTGTTTAGGGCTTTCTTGACATCTGAAGGTAACTTACCTCCAGTTTCAAATTCATAACCTGAAGCGGCCATTGCCGCAATCTGTGATGCTGATAAAGTTTCACCAGAGTCTAAGGTTGCATAGGCATCAAGAAATGGTGCAAACTGTGGAAAGAAGATTTGTGTTGCTAATTGAACATAAGGGTCTTGAACTAGTTTGTCAACTTCATCTACACCTTCACGTACAGCATCTTCAAACTGTTCACCTGCTGTTACTACAGGATCAACAATCTTAGAAAGAACTTCATCATCTAATGTAGATCCAATATCGCTAACAATATCAACAAAACCACCACCAACATCTTCAATTGCACCTAAAACATCAGGAAGAGGAACATTGGCAATATCTTTAAGAGTTCCAATAGTTAAATTAATTGGCTGTCTAACAACATCTTGAACAATGTCGCCTGCACCGCCTAGAACATCTCCTGCAATATCAACTGCACCGCCTAAAACATCTCCTACACCACCTGCAACATTACTGGCTACTTTACTTGTAGTTTTTGCGGCCTGTTTAAAGGGTTTAGTAAAACTTTTAATACCCCAGTACTCTTCAAGTCCTGTCTCAGGGTTTACAGTACCTGCACCACCTAATGCTTTTAGTAATGCTTTCTCTTCAGCATTAATGTGTACAAGCTCAGTATCGCCAAAACGACCCTTGTCTTTAAGCTCCTGAGCAATACCCTGTAACATTCCTTTATTCATTACCACTTCACCTTGTGTGACCAGTACCGTGCTGACAGCTTTGAAGGACTTGCATCCTGTGCATTGTGACGTGCATAGTAGGATTTCTTACGTGCTTTGTCCTTGGCTGTTGTAGGATTTTTACCTGCACCTTTTACACCCTGTTGTCCAAAGCGTATAGTTTTTATTTTGTCACCTTCTTTTGCTACAACAACATGACTCTTTGTTGGATGATTAGGTGTCTTCTTAGGTTTATTATACCCTGAAACTCCGGCCCTGTCAAGTCTTGGGTCTTTCTTTTTTACTGGCATACTAACCGCCTTGAATAATATTGTTTTCTTCAATCACGGAAATCAACAATGTCATTTGTTGCGTAGCAAATGCAGAGATACTGTCACCTTCACGCATCATAATAAAAGAATTGATTGTTCCGCCAATCTGAAGAAAATCTTTACTTGTTACTGTGTAGCCTTCAAGAACAGAAAACGTAGAGTCCTGTGCCGCACTGTAATAATCAACCTCTACACTGCCATTAGAGCCACTGGTGTTGGTAATGTACATTAACACCCACTGTGCGCTTTTACCTGTTGGTACAGTGTACACAGTCTGTGAAGTGCCTGTCAGTACAGCACCGTAGGTTTTCTTAATCATTTGCGTCTCTTACCTGATGCTGTCACTTTGTGTTTGATCTTTGCAGGGCCAGTCTTTCTTTGGATGCTTGACTTCTTCTCTGCGCTTGTCATCTTCTGTGCTACTGCTTTTGGGCGGCATGATGGGTATGGGCGTTTGGAATCGCCTGTTGCGCTTTTGCGTCCACAAGGCTTCCCTGTCTTGAGGTCTATCCATTCTTCACCAAACCACTTGGTTAAGCCACCCTGCTTTTTGTTTTTACTTGTACTTTCCGCCACGCTTCTTGTACTCCTTAGTTAGCCATCCAGATGCATAAGCACTAGGCCAGACTTTGTACTTCTTCTTAGCTTCAGCCTTGACACGGTTGTACAGAGCTTTGTTGGTAGGCGTAGCCATTACTTCTTCTTAGCTTTTTTCATGCACTTGCCTGCGGCTTTGCACTTTGATGGGCTAGGACATCCTGCACAAGGCTTGAACGCTTTAGTAGTTTTCTTTTTACCATACATCATTTTATTTACCCTTCTTCATTTCTGTTGTGTACTTCTTACCATTCCATGTAAAGGTCTTAGCACCTTTGTTGCGGAAATGGCGGAAGGCTTCATTAAATGATACACCACCCTTAGAGACACCAACATTGTAGTTTTTTTCTTTGGCTTTAGCTTGACGTGCAGTTTCACGATCTACAAACTCATTGCGGCGTGACTCAATACCCTTCATAGTATCTCTACCACCACCTAGCTTTTCAGACTGTAATGCCGCACCAACACCAGTCATACCACGGGCAAGTCTTCCAACACGTGATGCAGTACTAGCGGCCTTCTTAGCTGTTGTAGGCTTAGTACGCCGATCTTCTGTACGTAGGTTAGAATCCCTACCTGCAATCTTCCTACGCTCCTGTACAGCGGCTCTGCGCTTACCGGGTTTAGGTGGAGTACGCTTAGACATCTCTGCACGACTCTGACTTTTGTTAGCGGCTTGACGCTGTGCTGACTTCTTCTCAGCTTCTTTCTCTAATTTAGTTAGTTCTGCTTTAGACTTGACTGCATTAGGTTGTGTACGCTTACGCATCTCTGCACGTGACTTAGCACGATTAGCTTGTTGACGCTCTGCTGATTTCTTCTCAGCCTGCTTCTCAGCCTTGGTTAGTTCTTTCTTAGTCTTATTGAAGTTATAAGTATTTTTCTTTTGCTGTCCACGTGTTGCCATATCTACAATACCTTACTTGTATGTTGAACCAGTGAGTGAACCCTGACCACATGGAGTTTTCTTAGGCTTTGTAGCTTTCTTTTTCTTTCCACCCTGTTCAATCTTACGAATGTCAGATTCTACTTTCATCATTTTTTCTACTTGACCGGGGTCACGATACTTGGGCATAATTATTTCTTCCTTACTGATTCGGCTAAACCGCCACCAAAATAAAAGCCAACGATCATCAACATGATTTCTCCAATCCAGAAGTCACCGATGATTTGTTTGACTGCATTGATATCACCTTCACCTGCAAGAGTCATTGCAAGCACAAGGACAAACATACTTAAGAACACTGCTGTAAACATGAGAGCAATGTACCGCTGTGCGATCTTAAAGGGTGCATAGGCGTTCATGAGGTCAATCTTAGCTTTTGACTTAGCGGCAATGGCTTCCTCATCGGAAGTATGCATATCATCAATTAGCTCCATACCTTTTTTGATGACATCGCCTGAGCCAAGTATCTTAGAAATGATTCCAATCATGTGGCATTTCCTGTTACGTCCGTCTGTATGCAAATTGCATCATAGTTAATCTTAGGCTGTGGTGCTGTTGCCATAAAATACTCACGGGCTTCAAAGCACTCATCCATTGTTGCAAATGGGCCTTGAGGATAGACAGCGTAACCATCAGACTGAATTAGGATTGCAAATAATAACCACATAGGTGACCTACTGTTTACTGAGCCAGTAGAAGATGTATATTACC